ATGGCCGGACGCGCCGACAGCGCCGCCATGGCCTCGCGCACCTTGGCCGACACCGCCGCGCGCTCCTCGTCGGTGGGCGGGGCGCGTTCGGCTTCAGGCTTGGCGGCGGGCGCGGAAATGGCGATCGAGTGCGGCCGGTTGGCGCGCCAATGTGCCGTCAGCGGTTCCATCACCTCGCGCAAATCCGGGATCATCATGCGCCGATCCTGCATGGCCACGTGGCGCATGCTGTCCAGCGTAAACGCCTGCACCGGCAGATCGGCCAGGAACGGCAGGTAGGCCGCCATGGCCGCGGCGCCGCGTTCGGGATCGTGCGGCGTGGTGAGCTTGGCGAGTGCGGCCACCCAGGCAGCGCGGTGGTCGGTCATTGCGCGATCCTCAGCGGGACGACGGTGGGAGGCGGCGGGTCAGCGAAGCCCAGCGCGCCGGCAGCGGCGAGAATGCGGCGGTCCTGCTCGGCCTGCGGCTGGGTGTGCAGCGGCGGCTTCGGGCGTTTGGCTTCGTCCGCCAGCCACAGCCGCCACTTCGCGTTCCAATCCGCCGCCGTGGTGCCGTGCGCGCGGTGCCAGTCGGTAAAGCGGGCCAGGACGGCCGCGTGATCCAGCGGCGGGTCGGCGCGGTCGGTTGGCTGCCAGCCTTCCGGCAGAGGTGCGCCAACCCTCGCCCGCGTGCGCGCGCTACCACCCGCTAGGGTGGTATCTGCTTCTGCTTCTGACTCTGCTTCTTGAGTAGATGGTTCACCCGTAGCCCCCCTATTAGGGGGGGTATTAGGGTGGCTAGTAGGCTTTCCCGCCTTAGCCCACCTCTTCCCTACAGCCTCGCGGCCAGCGTCGGACTGTTCCGTGTCGCGCACCATGCGACGGCTGTAGATGACGCCGGCCTCCGTGCGGCTGAACACACCGGCCACCTCCATCTCGGCCAGGAGGCGTGTGCATTCCTTCTCCGTCGTGCCGGACAGTGTGGCGAGGCGCTTCGGCGGCACCGGCTGGCCGTTGATGGTGACGTAGCCCCGCGGCGTGCCGGTGTGGGCAATGCAGAGCATGTCCATCCACAGGCCGCGCGCGGCGAGGCTACATGAGCGGAGCGCCTGGTCGGCCTGCCAGTCCTGCCACCAGAACTTTGACCAGCGATGTTCGGTCATGCCGGTATGTCCTCACTCCACATTGTGAGCTGCCGAACTTTCGTGTGCCGGATGCCGGCCTCTCGCATGAGGATCGCCACGTCCACGACGCGGCCCCATGTGTCGTTCATCTGCCGGTATCGTGATTGCGGCTTTTCGGGGAAATCGTAGATCCGCCCGCGCTGGTCTCCTGTGCCGAACGCCCAGCGTTTCAGCCGGAACATTGGGATCGTGTAGAGGTCGTCCGTGTCGAGGAAATAGTAAAGCAGCACATCAGCGCGCAGCTTGAGCATCCACCCCGGATTGCTGCCTCGCTCGGCGTGACTTGCCTGATGGTCAAGGTTTCGATTGCTCCAAGTCTCCAGAAACAAGCGCCCTGTGTGGCGCTGCTCGACCTTGATTTCCGCCGAATAAAGCGTGTCCTCGCTGGTGTTCACCAGCACGTCGCCAAGCTCCTCTTGGAGAAAGCGAGCCAGCGGCCCCTTGCAGGTGCGAACAAAGCGCCCCTGGTAAGCCTTCTCTTCGATGTAAGGCAGCAGCACCGCCATCCCGCGGGCCTCAATCAAGGATGCGCCCTGGAATGCGTTCATGCCGCTTCTCCAGGCATGAACAGGTTCCGCTCAATCTGATTGCCCCACACCGTCCAGCCTTGCGCGGGCCGCCGGCCGAACATTTCCAGGTATGGGCCTGGGCTGGCCTTCTCCAGCATTGCGCGGACGTGTTCAGGCTTCGCGCTGTGCGCGCCGCGATCGCACTCCAACCACGATTTCAGCGAATGGTCGTTGAACCGCTTGGCGTTGCCGCGAATAGCCGTAAGCAGGAACTCATGGCTGTTCCGCCAGTAGTTCCCAATCCCCATTTGCGGTTTCACCCACACCAGCGAGCTACGGAACTCAAAGCCCCACGCGGCGAAGATCCGCGGCGCATCAAAGAGGAAGCCGTTCGTCGTCCACAGGTGCAGATGCGCGTCGTCGTCGGCGAGGTCTTGCACCGGCAGCGCGCAAAGTTCGTCCACCGTCAAGCCGCCGTAGTGGTTGCCGGTCGCCGCGCGGGTGCCCTGGTTGTCATAAAGCCATGGCGGGTCCGAGTAGATGCAGCCGAAGCGCGCGCCTGTAGCCGCAAGCGCGTGAAGGTCGGCAACCGTGCATGTTTGTGCGCCAGCCGTGGGGGCGCCAATGGCGGCGGCATTCCGGCGCTTGGCTACCTCTGCGCGCAACTCGCGGGTCGCGCGGGGCTTGCCGGTGGTGGCAATGGTTTCTTCGGCCCAGTCTAGTAGGGCGTCGGCTTCATGGGGGGGGAGGGAATTGACTTCGGCGTGATGGTTGAACGTCAGACTGTCACGGCGCCGTGACATTTCAAACGAACTCGCCACAGAGGCCGCATTGCGACACGCGCCATAGCTCGGCCCTTCCCACTCATCCGCCTCAACCAACGCCTTCCGCTGGCCGTAACGCTTCTCCCCGAATGCCCACCAATCGCCCAACCACCACGACACGCTGCGCTCGACCTTGCCCAGCAGTTCGCCGGCATCGCGCCATTCCCGCTCCGTCATATCGGCCGGCAGTTCCCAACCCACGCGTAGCACGCGGCCAGACAGGCCCATGTTGCGGCTGAGCGGGATCACTTCACCATCGCGAGTGATGGCCTCTGTGTAAGTCATGCAGCAACCTTCGTGCTGTTGTTCAGTGATTTTACTCTGACACCGCCACGCCACGCGCACGTGGATACTGTGGATATCGTGGGCAACGTTTCACGCCCGTCGCCCAGCCGCACCACGACGCGCTGGCCCATGCCTTGGTATCGAGCAGACAGAAGGCCCCACGCTTTCAGCTCCGCCATCGCGTCGTGCAGATCGTGGATGTTGCGCGCCAAGTCGGCGGCGACGCGCTTCATGCCGGGCCACGGCTGGCGGTTGTCGCAGCACCATTCGGCGTAGCAAAGCAGGGCATGGTGGGCGGGGCGGATCTTCACTCCACCACCTCCCACCCCTCCCGCGCGGCCTTCGCCAGCGCATCCTCCCGACGCAGAAAGCCGCACAGGTAGGTGCTCGACGGGATGCCCTCGCGGTCCCCCACGAGCGGAAACGGCGGGTTCAGCCACCACAGCGCCCACAGCGGCGCGGCATCGTCGCGCGTGAGGCGGACGCGGCGGGTCATCCGCGCCCCGCCTTCCAGCTTTCCCACCACGGATCGTGCAAATCCTCCGCGACGCCGCTGATCGTCAGCCCGTCCACCACCAGCAAATGCACGACGTAACGCGTCTCGCCGATGCACATCCCGCCGGAGCGCGTGCCGTCATCCTCGCGCTCGATGGCGATCGTGATCTGCAAGCCGCCGGCCGTGCGCGCGATGACATGGCCGGCGTCGCCACCCTGGCGCCACGACGCGAGCGGGAACTCCAGGCCGCCGAGCGTGAGGGTGCCGCGGAGTGCGCCGGGCTGGCCGGTGAGCTGGATGTGAAGAGGGCGCGGGGTGTCGCTCATTCGTCGCGCTCACACCCGGGACAGGCCACATGCCACTCGCCGCGCTCGGCCTTGCGCAGATTGGTGCCGCCGGCGGTGAACTGGTGCGCGCAGTCCGTGCAGCGCACTCGCCATACGGCTCGCCGGCCGTTGCTCGGCTCGCGGTGCAGGACGTGCAGGTGGCCGATGCGGCGGTTGGCCATGTCGATGGTGTCGGTCAAATCACCACCCCCTGCGCCCGCAGCCGCGACAGCGTGGCAAGCTGCTTGCGCGTCGGCTTGGCCGCGGACGGCTTCGCAATGCGTGCCGGCTTGCGCGCGACAGGCACGGCCAGCATCCCGTCGTGGCGCAGCGCGGCCACACGCGCGCCGGCGAGAAGCGGGATGCCGTGTTGCTCCAGCACGTCGACGAGCTGCTCGACGCTGCGCACCACCGCGTAGCCGTGGCCGAGCGCGGCCATAGCGTTCTGCATGGCGAGCTGGGCGTCGGACTGGCGGCCGGTGGCGCTCTTGAGTTCCAGCCACAGCGCGTAACCGGGCGCCAGGATCAGCATGTCTCCGATCCCGGCCACCACGCCTTGACTAGCCAGCCGCTGCCACTCGCGTGCGCGCTGCTCGGCCGTGCCGGCGTGTTTCCGGCCGTGCTCGATGCTGCTGAACCAGCACGGCGGCGCCAGGTGGGACCGCAGCAGCATGGCGCAGCGGGCGCGGAGGCGGGCTTCGGGCTGTGAGCTCACCAGAATAAGCCCGTCGCCGGCACCACTTCCCAGGCCACCGCCAACGGCCACGGCAACTCCTTCGCCGCCTCGGCCACCGTCGCCACGTCGCGCACCACCTCGTCGCCGGAGGCCAAGCGGATGCGGACGCGGATGGTCGGATAGGACTGCACCGGTTCGCTCATTTCTGGCGTTCCCGGCGGGCAATCTCGCGATCGAGATACCAGCGTGCCTTGCGAAGATCCTCAATCGCATCGGCCTTCAGATCAGCGCGCCAGATGTATTTGACGGCGTTGCCAAGGGAAAAACCCATGTGCTCGCTGATCGCGATGCACTCGACGCCGCTTGGATGCTGGGTGTAGTGCCGTGGATGGTTTACAGGATCGTATATTTCGGCCATGTCGCTTTCCCGGCTCATACGCCCGCTCCAAAATGGAACCGACCCATCTTCCGCTTGGCGCGGGTGATCCAGTTGCCGTCGTCCTGCGCCATCACCTCGGCGTGCCGGCGGATCATGTCGCGCCCAACGCCAAGATCGGCCGTGGTGGCGTGGACGGCGGCAGCAGGGAGCCGCGTGATCTGGCCACCTGCGTCCAGCCATTCCTGGACCGTCTGATACGTTGGCCTCGGCTTCGGCGGCGGTGGGGCCTCGCGCACCCAGGACGCAGGCAGCTTCTTCGGCTTGGGTGCCGGCTCGGGCTTCGGCGGCTTCGGGGTGGCCAGCTTGGGAGGCTTCGGCGGCTTCGGCTGTGCCTTCGGCTCGGCCGGCGGCTTCGGCAGGCGCCGGATCAGCCCTTCCTTCTGCATGGTCTGGAGCCGCTGCTGAGACACACCCAGCGCCGCCGCAATGCCGTCGAATGTGGCATGCCGGTCCAGCATCGCCTGCACGGCCGGGGCGAGCGCCGCCCGCTCGGCACGCAGCGTGGCCTGGCGCGCGGCGGCGCCGAGGATGCGCCCTTTGTTCTCCGGCCGCCTGAGCCCGATCTTGCGCGCGTAGGTCTCAATCGCCGTGGTCGTCACCCGCCGGCCGATCGCCTCGCAATACAGTTCCAGCAGCTCGGACAGCGGCATCGTCGTGGGGTAGTGCTGGCGCAGCAAACCGGCGGCGCGCGTGTACCGCTCCTTCACCTCGTCACGCAGCGGGATGCCGTACAGCGCGGCCCGCCGCTTCGTGGTGTCGAAGTGCAAACCGAGACGCCGGGCGATCTCGCGCACGGGCACAGCATCGGCGGCCCACTGGCGCACGTTGGCCTTCGTCTCGTCTGACCACCCCAGCTTGGCCTCCACCTTGGCATGCCGGAGCGCGGCGGCCTCAGGGTTCTGCAACCGCGCCTTGGCCGAGGCCCGCAGGCGTTCAATGCCGTCAGGCGTAAAGCGGCTCTTGCCCGGCGCACCACCCGCACGAAAAGAACCGGCGGGACGCTCGGCCCCGCCGGTCAAGTTTTCATGGGAGGAACCGCCAGCCACGCTGGCCTCTCCACCGACGCGCGCGGACGAACCGCGGCCCGCGCCGGTGGCACCGTGCATCGGGTGAGAGCCTATTTCCGATCCGCGTTGCACAGTGATCTCGCTCATCGCGCGCTCCGCTCCTGGAGGCGGCGCCAGGCCGGGCCGGCAAGTTGCGCCACCAGCTGCCAGCCCTCCGCGCTCCGGCGGTGCATAACGATGATCTCATTCGTCGCGCTGGCCGCGATCAGGTGCTTGCTCTCGAACCCGTCGCGGTATCGCCAAATCGCGCCGAAGCGCGTCGCAACAACGGTCCAGTAACCGGGGCCTATCACGCTATCGTGCATGGGGGTGGAGGGGGTGCGGTGGTACACTTCGGTCATGCAGCCACGTCCGCGAGTGACTTGGCTTCGGCCCCAAACAGATCAGGACGCAAAGCGTGCGCGGGGATACCAGTCGCTTCGGAAACAGCCTTCAGCCGAACAGCCGGGATGCCGTCGGCACGCCAATAAAACAACGTGCGGCGCTTGATGCCGACCGCTCGCATGAAGGCGTCCTCACCACCGAGGGATGCGATCGCCTTATCAATCGGGTTTCCATGAGCCATGCGCCGATAATGCAGATATCCTGCACTTTCGGCAAGCGCATTCCGACACCAGAACTCCTGCATTTGCATCCCAGCGGCTGGGTGCGACCGTCAGCTGTGAACGCGACTTCTCATAAGCTCCTAGTTGGCGACCGCCTGCGTATGGCCATTGAGGCTCTTGGCAAGCGGCCGGTCGATGTTTGCCGGATTTTCGATGTAGCTCCGTCGAAGCTAGGTAATTGGATGCGCGGCGAACACTACCCAGACCCTTGGTTCATTGTCCGCTTTTGCGACCGGTTCAACGTGACGGCAGACTTTTTTTATCGGGGGCGGGTTTCTTCGGCGATGGACGCGCCCTTGGCGGACGCACTCTGGGCAAAAGAGGAGGCAGCGCAACGGGCGCAGTTGGAGCGGGCTGCCCAGGAGCCCGAAGCCGAAAAAACAAGCTAGACACTCGCGTTTCCCTTTTATGAGAACATGATGGGAACATGGGAACGCGATTGCGTTCTTACGTCTACTTCTGTGTTGTAGATTTTCGTCGACTCGTAGCCCTATACGCGTAGGGCCGTGGCTGGCCTAAACCAGAAAATGCAGGGTTCCTGCATTTTGGTCTGGACGAAGTGCAGAAATCCTGCACAATGCCTCCACCACCACGGAGGCACTCATGCCCTACCCGGACAATTTCTCCGCGCGCCGCTACGACGAAACCGTCGGCGGCACTTGGTTTCCCGAACCGCCGCTCTACGCCGCAACGCCGGCTGACATTGCAGCCCTGACGGCGATCCGTGCCGCCAGCGCCGTGTTCCTGGCCGAACTGCGCCGGCACCCCTGGACGTTCGACAGCACGGAAACGGTGAGCTGGGCGGATCACGTCGCGGAACATGCGGCGATCGACGCAGCGATCGGCGCTGCGCTAGCCGAGGCGCGGCGCAGCCTGGAGGCCGCGCTGTGACGGACGTTCGCGACAAACTGCCACAAATTCTGCAAGAACACCGAAAATGGCGCGTGGGTGAGGGTGGCGCCCGCGCCAATCTGGCCGACGCCGATCTGGCCGGCGCCAATCTGGCCGACGCCAATCTGGCCGGCGCCAATCTGGCCGACGCCGATCTGGCCGGCGCCAATCTGGCCGACGCCAATCTGGCCGGCGCCTATCTGGCCGGCGCCGATCTGGCCGGCGCCAATCTGGCCGACGCCAATCTGGCCGGCGCCTA